TCATTATCCCAAAATACAATATCCCCAACTTCAGGATAAAAATCAGCTCGCTCCAATATATCTCGAGATATTGCAAATTGTGATGTACGAGTATATGTATGACCATAATCATCCATAGATGGATTTTTTTGATCTTTAGTTATTAAACATGGTATCAATATCGAATCATAATATGATTTTGATTCTGATTCTCCGTATATATTCGAATTGCTATGTTCTATATTTAATTTAAAAAATTCAATTTCAGTATCAACTATAGCATTTAGTAATTCTCTATTAATAGATGCTAAAAATCTAGCATCTCGTTTTCCTCCAAATAATGCACACATATAATTTCCTATCCAACATAAATTTTTAATGGAACTTTTGCAAGCATTTCATTCATTTGAGTAGCTTCCGAATTTTGTCGCGTCATCATTTGTTCTCTGCTCA